TATATCAGTTAACTACCCTTTCTTTTTTAAACCAATTCAAGATGGTATGGACAGGCCAAAAACGGAGTTGGCGTATCGTGTTCCGGCATCAAAACTTACTAGAAGAAAACTTGAGAGTAATGAACAACTAAGAGAGCTAGACGGACTTGATACAACTATTGACTGGAAAAATACAGGTGATAACTCTTATGATGGTGAAAAGCTAAAAATACTAGCTCATGATGAGAGTGGTAAATGGGAGAGACCTGATAATATATTAAACAACTGGAGAGTTACAAAAACTACATTAAGACTAGGATCTAGAGTCGTAGGTAAGTGTATGATGGGCTCAACTTCAAATGCTTTAGATAAAGGTGGAGAAAATTTTAAAAAACTATACAGCAATTCAGACGTTACTAAAAGAAATAAAAACGGACAAACAGCTTCTGGACTCTATAGCTTGTTCATACCTATGGAGTGGAACTACGAAGGATTCATGGATACTCATGGACTACCTATCTTCGTTGGAGGATCAAGTCCAATCAAAAGTATCGATGGTTCGACAATTACGACAGGAGTTATCGAGCACTGGGAAAACGAAGTCGAAGGTTTAAAGCATGATCAAGATGCTTTAAATGAATATTACAGACAATTTCCAAGAACTGAAAAACACGCTTTCAGAGATGAAACAAAAGATAGTTTATTTAATCTGACTAAAATATATCAACAAATAGATTATAATGAAGAAATGAACCACAAGGTAGGTGTTACTACTGGTAATTTTCAATGGACAAATGGTATAAAAGATACTCAAGTTATTTTTTATCCAAATAAAAAAGGTAGATTTAATATTTCTTGGATACCACCTGTTAATTTACAAAATAGCGTAATAATAAAAAATGGAATCAAATATCCAGCTAACGAACACATTGGAGCTTTCGGATGTGATAGTTATGATATTTCTGGTACTGTTGACGGTAAGGGCTCTAAAGGAGCACTTCATGGATTAACAAAGTTTACAATGGACGAAGCTCCATCTAATATGTTTTTTTTAGAGTATGTAGCTAGACCTGATACAGCTGAAATATTTTTTGAAGACGTATTAATGGCTTGTATATTTTATGGTATGCCTATACTTGCTGAAAACAACAAGCCTAGATTGTTATATTATTTTAAACGTAGAGGCTACAGAGGTTTTTCAATGAATAGACCTGATAAGTTATTTAATAAGTTATCTCCAGCAGAAAGAGAAATAGGTGGAATACCCAACACTAGTGAAGACATTAAACAAGCACACGCAGCGGCGATTGAATATTATATTGAAAATCACGTAGGTGCTTTAGAACAAGGATATGGAAATATGTATTTCCAAAGAACACTAGATGATTGGAGTAGGTTCAATATAAATAATAGAACAAAATACGATGCTTCTATTAGTTCTGGTTTAGCAATAATGGCTTGTAATAAAAACAAGTATAGACCTGTACCAATTAGAAATAGAAAAGAAATTAACTTAGGAATAAGAAGATACAATAACGACGGATCTATGTCACAAATAATATAATGCATGAAGATAACAAATACTTATAGCTCTTTCCCAGATCAGGTTGTACCAGACGAGGTTAAAAAAAGCATAGACTACGGTAGACAAGTTGGCCAAGCTATAGAAGGAGATTGGTTTAGTGGGACTAGATCTGGAGTTGAAAACAGGTTTAATAGCAATTACAATAACTTTAGAATGCGTAGGTTATATGCTAGAGCAGAACAACCTGTTCAAAAATATAAAGATGAAATGGCTATTAATGGTGATTTATCTTATTTAAATTTAGACTGGAAGCCAGTTCCTATTATACCTAAATTTGTAGATATAGTTGTTAATGGCATGGACAACAAACTGTACGATGTAAAAGCTTATGCTCAAGATCCTGAATCAAGAAAAGTAAGATCTAAATATGCATCAGACATATTAAGAGATATACAAGCTAAAGCGTTTTTAACAAAGATACAAGATACGTTAAAAATAAACATGTTCAATACTGATAACCCTGAAGAGTTACCAGAAAACAAAGAGGAATTAGATTTACACATGCAACTTAGCTATAAGCAAGCTAGCGAAATAGCTTGTGAAGAAGCTATAAATAATACATTAGACTACAACAAGTATAATCTTACTAAGAAAAGGATGATAGAGGACTTAGTTGTATTAGGTATTAGTGCTGTTAAGACTAACTGGAACAAAGCTGAAGGCGTAACGGTTGAATATGTAGATCCAACTAGAATGGTTCACTCTTATAGTGAAGATCCTAATTTTGAAGATCTTTGGTATTGTGGAGAAGTAAAGCCATTGTCATTAGCAGAATGTAAGAAACAGTTTCCAAATCTTGTAGATTCTGAGTTAGAAAAACTAGAACAGTATCAAGGCAATAGTAGCTTTTTATACAACTGGAACGGTAGAAGAGATGGTAATGCTATTTATGTTTTGTTTTTTGAATATAAAACTTATAGTGAACAAGTTTACAAAATTAAAAAGACATCTACAGGCTTAGAAAAATCTTTAGAAAAGCCAGATACTTTTAATCCAGAAGATAATGAAAACTTTGATAGAGTTAGTAGATCTATAGAAACACTTTATAGTGGTGCTAAAGTTTTAGGTTACGATATGATGCTAGAGTGGAAACTAGCAGAAAATATGACAAGACCTAAGTCTAATTTGGTTAAAGTAAATATGAACTATAACATATGTGCACCTAAGCTTTACCAAGGTAGAGTTGAAAGTTTAGTTAGTAGAATGATGGGTTTTGCAGATATGATACAGTTGACTCATTTAAAAATACAACAAGTAATATCTAAAATAATACCTGATGGTGTTTATTTGGATGTTGATGGTTTAGCAGAAGTAGACTTAGGTAATGGAACTAGCTACAATGCTAAAGAGGCTTTAAATATGTATTTTCAAACTGGTAGTATATTAGGTAGATCTATGACCACAGAAGGAGATCCTAATAACGGCAGGATACCTATACAAGAACTTGTGAAGAGTGATGGTGGTAATAAAATTAATTCTTTAATACAAACTTATCAATATTACCTACAAATGATTAGAGATGTTACTGGTCTTAATGAAGCAAGAGACGGTAGCGTTCCAAATTCAGATTCTTTAGTTGGATTACAAAAACTTGCAGCAGCAGCTTCAAACACCGCTACTAAACATATACTCAATTCTTATTTATATCTAACTGTTAAAACATGCGAGAATATAGTTTTAAGAACTTCTGATAGTATAGAGTTTGCTTTAACTGAAGAAGCTCTAAAGAATAGTATATCTACATGGAACGTTGGTCAACTTCAAGATATATCTAAAATACACTTAGCTGATTTTGGTATATTCTTTGATATGGTACCAGATGAGAGAGAAAAAGAACAATTAGAAGCTAATATACAAGCCGCTTTGTCAAGTGGTAGTATAAACTTAGAAGATGCTATAGACATTAGACAGATTAATAATCTTAAGCTAGCTAATCAAATGATTAAGTTAAAACGTAAGAAAGCAGGTGAAGCAGCACAAGCAGCTCAACAAGCAAACATACAAGCTCAAGCTCAGGCTAATGCACAAGCTAGTGAAGCAGCAGCTATGGCTGAGGTTCAAAAGCAGCAAGCTATATTAGATACTAAACTTAAATTTGAAAAAGGTAAGTCAGGTTATGAAATAGAAAGAATGAGAGTTGAGTCTCAAATAAAGCGTGAGCTAATGGAGCTAGAGTTTAATTACAATATGCAACTAGGTGAACAAAAAGTTATAAAAGAAACCAAGCGAGAAGCTGAGATAGAAGATAGGAAAGACAAGCGAACTAAGATAGTTGGCACACAACAAAGTGCTATGATAGATCAAAAGAAAAATGATCTAACACCAATAGACTTTGAAGACGAGCAGGGTACAACTGCTCTGAATATTTAATTATTATATTATATTATATTATGGCAAAAGTAGAAAACGAGGAGACTAGTAAAGGATCCTTAAAAATAGAAAAGAAAAAACCAGGTAGACCTAGAAAGATGATTGAAAAACCTGCGGTAACTAAAGTTGAATTAAATAAAGAAAAAAAAGATGCCGTTCAAGAGTCAAGCACAGGAGTCGTGGATGAGGTTAAACAAACCAAAACTTTGGAAAAAGTGGAGGAGAGAACACCCGAACCAAAACTTGAAAAGCTTAAGGAAGAAGCTAAAGAAGAAGTAGTAATAGAAGAAACTGTAAAAGAAGAAGTTGAAGAACTACAGAAAGAAGCTAAAGAAGCTATTAGAGATGAAAAAGTTTCAGGAGTTCAATTACCTGAAAATATAGAAAAGCTAGTTAGCTTTATGCAAGAAACAGGTGGAACAGTAGAAGATTATGTAACTTTAAATAAAGATTACAATAAATTTGATGACAGTTTACTTGTTAAAGAATTTTATAAAAAAACTAGACCACATCTAAATGATGAAGAAATATCTTTTGTTATGAAAGATAATTTTGAATTTGATGAAGAAGTGGACGAAGAGAGATTTGTACGTAAACAAAAGTTAGCGTACAAAGAAGAAGTTGCGAAAGCCAAGAACTTTTTGGAGCAAATGAAGAGTAAATATTATGATGAAATCAAGTTGAGGCCATCTGTTACCAATGAGCAGAAAAAAGCTATGGAATTTTTCCAACGATACAACAATGAACAACAACAAAATACACAAGCTAGAAATGAGTTTGTTAATAAAACTAAAACTTTTTTCACTAATGATTTTGAAGGTTTCAATTTCGAAGTAGGAGATAAAAGGTTTAAATATAAAATTAACAACCCAACATCAATGATAGAAACTCAGTCTGATGTTACTAAGATAATAGGCAAATATGCTGACGATAAAGGTAACATAACTGACATGAGTGGCTATCATAAAGCATTGTATGCCGCGAGAAATGTTGATAAATTAGCTGAACATTTTTATGAGCAAGGTAAAGCCGATGCTACTAAAGAGATTATATCTAAATCTAAAAACATTAATCAAAACCCAAAACCTATGGACACTGGTGAAACATTGCCCAATGGTTGGAAGGTTAGGGCTATGAGTGGAGTTGATGGTTCTAAGTTGAAAATTAAAAGAAAAAATAACATATAAAAAATAAAACATGAGTTTTACAACAGGAGGTTCGTTCCCTGCAAGTATTGTACCAATGCCAAATCAAGTAACTGTACAAGACAATTACATCGATTTTAATGACGGTGCATTCAATCAGTGG